CCTATGTGGAAGGCGGTACTCTGCAGAGTTCCACGGTTGTGATGGAGTCATCGGGCTCTGTGACACCTCCACCTGGCTTGGAGGGTCTGCAGAGTGGAGACCGTGAAGCAGTGCCACGGTTTCCGCAGCTCACAAACAAGAAGTTGTACCTACACGGCAACAATCCGGAGAACTTACAAGCCGCCCACGACATGCGTAATGTTGGCGTTGGAAATCACAATCCTTTCGTCTCTGAACAGAAGACGAAGGATGCGTTGACAGAAGCGCTTAAAGAGCATGTCTTCACTCCAGCGAATTGCAAACGCGCGATGCATGAATTTGAGAGCATTCGTGACAGTAGCCTTCCTAAGAAGATGAGTGAGCTCGTCAAAGAGCGCACCGAGTTCGAAGCCTTCATGGCAGAACTGCCAGAGGGGAAAGAAGGCTTTAGCACGACGATCAAAGCGTTTGTGAAATCTGAAGTGAGTGGGAAGAACAAGCCTAGGCCGATCGCGAACCACGGAGAGGTCAGGCTGTACGCACTCGCGAAGGTAGCATACGTGTTTGAACACGTAATGTTCCACAAATTGAGGAATGCCTCAATCAAGGAGTGCACGAAGTCCGAAGCGATTGAGAAGATCATGACGAACTTTTCGGACATGAGAGATGGAGCCAGGTGGGTCGAAAACGACCTCACTGCCTTCGAGTTCGGAATATCCGAGCAGCTGAAACAAATTGAGATGCAGATCTTCAGGCACATTGCCAAGATCGTGGGCATTTCAGAAGTAGGCGAGCTCTTTGAACGGGTAGTGGAGGACAGGGACAAGGTCGCCACCTGGAAGATGAAGTTCACGGATAAGAACGGTGAGAAGCGCACGTTCCGCTTTAGGCTACCTCAGACAATGAGGGAGAGTGGCGATAGGGTCACCAGCAGCGGGAACTTTTTGCAAAACCTCGTAGCCTGGTTCTCGTATTTAGTAGATCCAGAGCATGTTGAGGACGCATTGAAGTGCTTGCTCAAGTTCTCAGGGGCCAAGATGTTTTATGTCTCTCCCAGGGACAAGGCAATGATCGACGGCAAAGACGGCAAGAAGGTGCGACGAAAGTACCTCTGCAAGTTTGCCTTTGAGGGAGACGACACCGTCGCTCGATTCGAAGAAGAAATCTGGGCGAAGGACAAGAAGAGCCCATGCCCTGTAGAGGCCTTCTTTACCCGCTGGGGCTGGCGCTCCAAGTTGGTGTGGAAGGAGGTGAAAGGTCATGATTATGTGCGTTTCGTAGGCTACGAAGCGCTCATTTCGGATGGCAAAGTGGAGTTTGACGGAGGCGATGTGGTGATGACACCAGAAACGCATCGCTTCCTCAACACTAAATCCTGGACCGCAACGAAGGTCACA